CATCAGCCGGAGATCAGCATTCAATTATCTTAAACAAATTGCGTGAGAGGGCGTTGGCATCAGCTACGACCAACGATCCGATAGGTTGGTTTGAGTGGAGTGCTGAACCGGATGCGCCAATAACACTTCCGTCTGGTGAGATTAATTGGTCAGCATTTGCTCAAGCCAATCCATCATTAGGCATTACCATCCATCCAGATAATATATTGGCTGCAATAAATGATCCACCGGATATTGTGCGAACCGAATTACTGACGCAATGGGTTGATACGATTCACAGCGCAATTGATGCACAAAAATGGGCAATGTGCAAGATTGATGCAATACAACTAGATCCTGATGCTCCGACTTGGTTAGGGTTAGACTGCTCACCAGATAGGAAATTTGCAGCCTTAGTTGCAGCGCAACGATTAACAGGTGAAAGATTTTATGTGCAACTGCTTCACACTTGGTCAAATGATTACAGCTTAAATGATTTGGCTATTGCAAACGATCTAGCACCTTATGCACGCAAATACAATACGCAAACTGTTGCTTACTCTAAGCGAACCTCAGCAGCTGTGGCAAGTAGGTTAGTGCCTGCCGGTATTCCGATTACAGACATGGATGGAGCCATTTATGCCGAAAGTTGCGATCGCTGGCTCGGAGCAATCAACTCACACAGGTTGCAGCATTCTGGACAAGAGGAATTGACACAGCAAACCTTGTCAGCTGCGAAATTGCCTTATGGTGATGGATCTTGGATTATTGGTAGGAGAGCAAGCAGGGTTGCAGTTTGTGCAAGTGTGGCAACAGCATTGGTTTCATATTTTGCGACACAACCCGAAACGGAGATTGACATACAAGTGGGATAAATAGGACATATGGTATATTATGCTCTAATGGGATTATTTGACCGATTTGTCACAAATAAAACAATTACCACAACAGTCGATGTGGCTGCTGCCAATACACCTTACAATTTGCAATCAGCTGTTGGCGGATTATTTTACGGGGCACAAACAGCAACTAGAGAACAAGCAATGTCTGTGCCGTCTGTTGCAAGAGCAAGAAATATAATCTGCTCAACAATTGGTTCTTTGCCAATTGAAACTTACAATCATTTTACAAAAGAACATTTAGATCCAAATCGTGTAATAATGCAACCAGATCCAAGAATTGCTGGTTCTGCTATTTATGCATGGATTTCTGAGGATTTGTTATTTCATGGAGTTGGTTATGGACAGGTTTTGGATGCTTATGCTGCATCAGATAACAGTCGAGTTCGTGCATGGACAAGAGTCGCTCCGGATCGTGTCACATATAACTTAAATGCAAATCAAACTGAAATTACTTCATACATGGTTGATGGGATGCATGTTCCAGCATCCGGCATCGGATCTTTAATTGTATTTAGCGGATTAGATGAAGGCGTGCTAAATCGTGCCGGTCGAACAATTAGAGCTGCACAAGAATTAGAAAAGGCTGCTGAGTTATACGCAAAAGAGCCAGTTCCAACAATGGTATTGAAATCAAATGGAACAAACCTTACTCCAGAACGAATTACAAAACTTTTAGAGTCATGGAAAGTCGCTAGGAACACGAGAGCAACCGCATTCTTAAATGCTGATGTGGAATTGAACGCTCTCGGCTTTGATCCACAAAAATTACAATTGAATGAAGCACGACAATACCTTGCAACGGAAATTGCAAGAGCAGTTGGCATTCCAGCATCATTCTTATCTGCTGAAACAACTAGCATGACATATAGCACAACTGTTATGGAAAGAAAAGCCCTTATTGATTTTAGTTTAAGAAATATAATCACTCCAATTGAGCAAAGATTATCTGCTGCTGATTTTGTGCCAAATGGTGTTGAAGTTCGATTTGATATTGATGATTTCTTGAGTGGCTCAGCATTAGAGCGTGCGCAAGTTTATGAAATCCTAAACCGCATCGGTGCAATGAGCATCGAACAAATCCAAGAGGAGGAGGACTTAATCCGATGAAGATTAACTTCCCAATAACAATAACCGCTGCCGATACAAACAAGAGAACTATCTCTGGAACTATCGTAAGTTGGAATGAAAAAGGTATGACCTCAGCAGGTGCTACTGTTTTTGCAAAAGACAGCATTGATTTTTCAAAACCCGTTAAATTGCTTTTAGAGCATGACAAAACCCGACCTTTAGGAAAACTGATTGATATAACTGCCAATGATCAAGGTTTAGAAGGAACATTTAAGTTAGCAAAAACTTTTGCAGCTGATGATGCTCTTGAGGAAGCAGCCACAGGATTAAGAGATGGATTTTCTGTTGGAGTAATGGTTGATGCTTGGGATAACAAAGATGGCGCAATGATTATTTCGAAAAGTTCTTTACAAGAAGTCAGTTTGGTGTCTGACCCAGCAATTGCCTCAGCAAAAGTTGAAAGCGTAATTGCAACAAATACACCAGAAAATTCCGAAGCAACCGCTGAGGATACAACAACACAGGAGGACAAAGTGTCTGATATAACTTCAGATGCTCCTATCGCAACCGAAGCGGTAGAAGCTGCAAAGTCTGAGCCTGTGGCATTAGTAGCAGCGCAATCAGTTGCTTACACAAAGCCACGCTCACCAATTATCAACAAAGCAACATACCTGGAGCATACAGTTCGTGCTGCACTAGGTACGATCAGAGCCGTCAGTATGTAATGGCTGCTGACACAACCAGCAACAATTCTGGCTTAATTCCAACACCACAATCAACAGAAGTTATCAACGGCATTTCAAATGCAGATCGTGGATCAATTGATGCAATTTCTCGTGGCGTATTGCCAGCATCAGGCATGACTTTTGAGATTCCAAAGATTACAACTGCTCCAACAGTTGCTGAGGAAGCAGAAGCAGCAACAATTGATCAAACCGATATGGCATCATCTTTTGTAACAGTAAATGTTAAGAAATTTGCTGGCGGACAAACATTCTCAGTTGAGTTGCTAGATCGTTCATCACCAGCATTCTTTGATGAGTTAGTTCGTCAAATGGAATTTGCTTATGCAAAAGAAACAGATAAGTTTGTCACTAATGGCATTATCTCATCTGGCTTAATTGCTACAACAGCACAGGACAACACAAACACAGGACTGCTTGCTTATGTTGCACAAGCTGCTCAATTAGTTTATTCAAACTCATTGGGATTTGCTCGCAGCCTTGTAGTATCTCCAGAACAATGGGGTAACATCATGGGTTACAATGATGGTGGTCGCCCAATCTACAATGCCTCAAACCCACAAAACGCAGGTGGAGCAGTAGGACCTCAATCACTTCGTGGAAATGTTGCTGGACTGGATCTTTATGTATCTCGTTCATTATCAGCATTAACATACACAACTGGCGATGGATCAATGTTTGTAATCAACCCAGAGTCATACACATGGTATGAAAGCCCACGCTTACAACTTCGTTCAGACATCACAGCGACTGGTCAAGTATCTGTTGCTTATTATGGTTATGGCGCACTTGCAACAAAGATCGCCAACGGATCAGTTCACTTTAACAAGAACTAATCTAAACCAACTTAATGCCTAGGGTTGCTCCCGATCCTAGGCAGCTAATAATGGGAGACTTAAAGGAGATGACATGCCAACCATAATTACAGCATCACAGTTGCGATCTGTGCTTGGTGTGTCATCTGCCTTGTATGACGACACTTATTTGAACCAAATTATCGACACAGCAGAAACAGTTATTCTGCCAATGTTAGTTACATTCAAAAGCCCAATTGAAAAAGTGTCGCTGACTGATAATGTCGCCACTTTCACTACACTAGGAATTCATGAATTTACCGAAGGACAAACAGTCATCATTACAGGATGCGGAAGCCCTTACAACGGAACAAGAGTTGTGTTGGCAGATAATCTTGGACAATATACCTTTTCGCAATCGATCACTAATGCCGATCTACTCGAGGCTAATGTCATTCCATCCGGAGTTGCTGCCCTTTCTGGCGGATCAACTTATGTTGGAAATGCAGCTGTTCAATCAGCCGTCTATACAGTTTCAGTCGAAGTTTTCCAAGCAAGACTTGCCGGTGGAGGACAAATCGAAGGAGTAGATTTTACTGCAACACCATTTAGAATGGGTCGATCACTTTTCAATAAATGCGTGGGTCTGTTGGGCTCATATATGGACACCGAAAGTATGTGTCAATAAATGCCTAACGAAACAATCCTTCAGCAAATCCGCA